TCAAGCCGCCTGCCGGCCGCGCCCCTTGCCCTCGCCTTCCCTGTCGATCGCCTCGAAACGCAAGGCCATCTCCTTCATCTGCTCCTGCAGGCGGCTGACCTCGCCCTTCAGCCGCTCGTTTTCGGCGGCGAAGGCGGAAGCGGCGCTGGAGTTCTCGGCGGTGGCGAGGTAGGCCCGGGCGGCGGCGACAAGCTCGTTGGCGCCCATGCCGATCTTCTGCTTGGCGGTGTCGGAGAGGGCTGCGAGCTGCTCGACGGTATAGATGTTGACCGCCTCCATCTCCTTGATCTGGCTGGGCTTGAGATAGGGCCATTGCGAAAGCGGGGTGCCGGTCAGCTGCTCGCGGGCCTCGGCGCCTTCCTTGAAGCGCTTATAGGCGTCGGCAAAACGCTGTTTGTCGTTGTCCGTCACCTCGCGGTAGACTTCGGTATGTTTGTCGCCGGCAATGAAGATGCGGACGAATTCCTTATCGGCAAAGATCGGCCGGCCTTCCCTTTCGGTCAGAAAGGTCTGTTCGACCGGCTCGAGGCTGAAGGAGGCATAAATTCCGGTGTTGTCGGGCATGGTGCTTGCTCGCTGTTGATGGCGGGGATGTGGAATGAGCGATGTCGTGCGGATGGCTACCCCTCACCCTAGCCCTCTCCCCGCTCGCGGGGAGAGGGGACGTGCCCCGCTAGAGGTAGGTGGGGAACGGAGAGGTCGCGGCGGTGTCCCTTCTCCGCGCAAGCGGGGAGAAGGTGGCGGCAGCCGGATGAGGGGCACGCCACACAAAGAGGTCAACGTCTTGCTTTAGTTCACCTTCGACAAAAACGGCCGCATCAGCGTCGCTTCGAGCACGCCCGTCGCCGTGATGGTGATGCCCGTGCCGTTGGCAGTTGCATTGGCCGAGAGCGTGATGCTCTGGACGCCGCCGTTCGGGTTGTAGGTGATGCCCGAGATCGTCGTGCCGCCCGCAATACCCGTGCCGGCAACCGCCGCGCCGATGAACGGGCCGGAACCGGCATTAAGGCCGGAAAGGCTGGTCAGCAGGTTGGAGCCGTTGACGGTGGTTGCGGTGAACGTCTGGTTGGCCGCCGCGAAGTTGACGTTGGCGATGGCCTTGGTGGTGGCGGTGGCCGAGGCCGGGGCGCTCGCCTGGCCTGCGGTGGCGGTGGTTTCGGCAACGACGAGGGCCGCCGTTGCGGTCGCCACCTGCGACGGCGCCTGGCCGTTGCGCTGCAGCCAGATGTAGTAGGTGCCGGGTTGCAGCGTCACGGCGCCGACCGGGCCGCCGGTCACGGTCGGCGGCTGGGCGGCCCCGGAAAAGACGCCGCAGCGCTGGCCGACGACGGCCGCCGCCGTGGTCAGCAGCGAAGCGACATAATCCCGGGTCCACTGGAACCACTGGCCGGGCTGCAGGGTCGTCTGCGAGGCGAGCACCAGCTGGCAATAAACCCATTCGGATTCGCGGTCGCCGCCGGCGATGGCGCCGAGGGCGAAGTTCGGCCCGGGAATACCGGAGCCGGAGACGATCGGGCCTTCGACGACGAACGGGTTCGCGCCAAGACGATCGGACTGGATTGTTGCGATCGACATTTGCTTTTCCTTTCGTTGACGATCAGGCGAACAGCACGCCCTGCAGGAAGGAGTTGTTCATGGTAAGGTTGCCGGCGAAGCCCATGAGCTGCACGAAGGCGTCCTGGTTGGTGTTCATGCGCTCGTCGCCGATCGGCGCCATGTCGCGGTCGCGGTGCGGGCGGTAGAACAGGTATTTGGTGTTCAGGAAGAACATCTGGTTCAGAGGCGCGCCGCCGCCGAAACCGCCGTCGAAGATCACGTCGGCGCCCATATATTGCAGCGACTGGAAGCCGGCCATGCCCTTGTCCGCCGAGGTGATGCGCTGGATCGCCTGCAGCGATTCCCAATAGAGGCGGAAGAAGTTGTTGTCGGCGACGACGAGATCGGGCGCGTCGGAGCCGCGAACGCAGGACATATAGAGCCGGTTCATGTAGCTCTGGATGTTGGCATTGGTGGCGGCCGCACCGCCATCGGCCGAGGCCGAGAATTTCTGGTTGCGCCAGAAACCCCAGGTGGCGCGCGAAATGCCGCCGACCGTGCCTGATGTCGGCGAGGTCGAGATCAGCAGCTGCAGGCCGCCGATCTGCCGCCCGCCGTCGGCGGTGCCATCGGAATAGCAGTCGAGGGCGATGTTGTTCTTCAGCGTCGTTTCGGCGTTTTCGATGCGCTGCTCGAGCAGATCGAGGATCGCATCCTCGCCGGAATTCTGCAGCTGTTCGAGACCGGACATGGAGACGGCGACCGCGGCCTGCTTGAGGTCGTATTCGGCCGCGGTGATGACGTCAGAGGGCTGGACGTTCAGGATATCGTAACCAGAGTCAGTTCTGTTATCGCAGAGGCTCTTTATCCCCTGCTTCTTCACCTTGCGCCAACTCAGTGAAGCTCAGACTATATCTTCCCATTTGCTATGGGCCGGGATTTCGTGGGCAGATTATTCTTTCGTCACTGCCTAGTCGTTCGACCTTCCGCATCCCTCACAATCCATCGGATTGCTACATATGCGGCTTGGTTCGGGATTGCCATCATTTTGATTCAGATGCTATTATTAGAACACAACATCTGATTGGCGATGGTTTCCCCCGAATTAACCCGGTTTTTCACCTGAGGTAATACGTGCCAAAGATCACTTTGACATGTGAATATTGCGGAGCTTTTTTCGAGAAATGGCCTTCGGCAATTCGCTATGCGGAAGCCAACGGGACATCTTCTAAATTCTGCTCCCGAGCCTGCGTCGGCAAAGCCCGATCGGATGGTTCGATCGGAACGAAAAAGAAGCGAGGCTCAACCCTTGTCTGCGAGGCGTGTGGGAGTGGTTTCTATCGAAGCGTCAGCGACATCAATGCAGGTCGGTCTCGGTTTTGCTCCGAGCCCTGCCGCCGGCAGGGATTTAGACTGAAGCTGATCGATAAAAGCGCCCCACGTCCTCAAAATCTAAGGGGCAAAACAATCACATGTGTCGTTTGCGGGGATCAGGCCTACCGCAAGAAATCGATGATCGAAAGGAACATCGATAAGACCTGCGGCGATCCTAAATGCGTATCGGCCTATGGCAGATCCATGTGGGGACTTGAGCCATATTCCGAAGAGGAGTTCTTGAAGCCGCGCCCTAGGCGCCGATACCGAACCACCAATTTCACGCCATTACAGCGAAAGAAGTGGCTTGGAACGGAGTGCGCTCATTGCGGTTCGAGTTCCAACCTAACGCTGGATCACATAATCCCTTGCTGTGCAGGTGGTACAAACGTTCAAGAGAATGCTCAAACGCTATGCGGCCGCTGCAACAATATCAAAGCTGCCACAACGGACAGGCTTTTGGCACGCAAGCAAACCTCAGGCGGCGGCTGCAAAAGTTAACCGCTTGAAGGTGCTGTTTTCCTGGTACTGCAACTCCTGGACGATGGTGCGGCCGCCGGAGATGGGCTTTTTGCGGCCGCGGCTGTTCAGGCGGGTGAGAAGACCGTTGTTCTTCGTCACGTCGTCGGCGACCGTGCCGCTGCGGTTGCGCAGCGTCGTGGTGACGATTTCAGAGAGGTTGGGCGAAATGGGCATCGATCATTCCTTTGATCAGAATTGGCCTTTGATCAGACTTGGCCGCGCGAAAACCGCATGGCGTCGCGCAGCGAGTCCCGGATGGAGGTGGGCTGGCCTCTTGCCGCGTCGCGGGTCGGGCCCGGGGCGGAGGAACCAGAGATGGATCGCGAGGCGCGGCGGGCTTGATCTGCCGCTGCGGCCCTCTGGGCTTGCTGTGGATGGACGGGCGCCGCAGTCTGGCTGATCAACTGCCGGCGAATGTCCGGGCGCATCCAGCATGCGGCGTCGTAGGCGTCCTGAAGCGTCGATGCCCGCCCGGCATTGATAAGGGCGACCATGTCGTCAAGCACATCGTCGGCGTGCGCGTTTGCCGGGTCGGAAAGGAAGGCATCGACTTGAGTTTCGGTGTCCCTTTTCCGCAGAACATGTTCGACCGTCGCCTCGACATTGATGGATCGCGGCTGCGGCTGTACCTGCTGCTGACGCTGCAGGATCTCCCCCGTCTGACCGTTGACGAGGGCATGAAGATTGACCCCGGCCATTCTGGCGACGTGAACGACGGTGTTGACGGGATCGTGGATGAGCGCCTTTTCCCAGTCGATCGCCCGGCGCATGACATCGGCATGGGTCATGCCGGCCTGGCGGATGAGCGGGGTGAATTCCTCGAGCCCCTTGTAATCCTGCAGGACGCGGAAGCCGTTATCGACCTCCTGTTCGCGCTTGGCGATCGCCGCCTGCACCTCGCCGGGAAGGCTCCCGAAATGCGCCTTGGCTTCCGCCGACCAGCCGGGCGGAACCCGGCTGCTGATGGCTGTGGGCTGCTCAACGCCCTGCCCTCGGCTCTGTGCCTGCGCCGTCTGCTGGGCGGCGGCCTGCTCCTGCCCCTTGGCGAGGAAACGGCCATTGTCGCCGTCGCGCGGCTGGCCGGTGAGTTCGCCCGGTCCATTGCCTTCGACGGTGTCGATCGCCGCCTTCAGGCTGTCGCGGATGCTGACCGGCGCGCCGTCGGACGCGCCAAAATCTTCGCTGCCGTTGCCGGCCTCGTTCAGGTCTTCCATATCCATGTGGGAAAGTTCCTATGTCGGGGATTGATGCCCGGTTCAGGTTCAGGCGTTGTATTCGGCGTGAACGCGCCGCAATTCGTTGCGGATCGCCTTTCGATCCGTCTTCGGTTTCTCGATCGGCTGCGGCCTTTCGTTGCCGATCTCGACCACGCCGGCCGCCCGGTAGGCGGAGCGCAATTTGGCCTTCGACGTGTAGTGCTGCCCGTCATGCATCGACTGGATATCGATGCTGTCGCTGACGAAATGCGGTGCCGGAAGGTCCGAGCGCGCCGGACTGCGTTCCGGCAAGCAATTGTGCGGCCATTGATCGAGCGCATGCCAGCCGCCGCAGACGCGGCAATAGCGTTCTCTCATGCTGTTCTCCCGGCCTATTGGTAAAGGGATTGCGCAGCGCGCATCTGATCGATCGCCTGCGCCGCCATCTCGCCGCGCGCCTTTTCCACCGTGGCGCGATGCTCGATCTCGGCCTCGGCGACACCGAGCTCGGCCTTGCGCTGTTCGGCGCCGGCCTTCACCTGAGCGGTCTGCAGCTTGATCATCTCGCCGGGCGCGGGCTGCGGCTCCGGCTTCGGGGCGCTGGCGGCTTGAGAGAGCTGGGCGCCCACCTGTTCCAGCGTGCTTTCCAGCTGGCGGCCGGCCCTGAAGCCGCGGGCGGCAAAGAGCAGCGTCTCGACCATGACAGGCACCAGCATCGGCGACTGCTGCGCCATGGCGCCGGCCTGCTGCATGAAGCCGCCGACCATCTGGACGAATTCCATGCGGCGCTGCTTTTCGGCATCCTCGTCGGGCTCGATCGTCGAATCCGTTTCGATTTCGATCTGGAAACCGCGAATGCTGTCGTTGCGCAGCAGCTGCACCACTTCGTCGATCGTCGGTGCCTGCATCATCTGTTGCAGCTGCGGCGGCATTTCGGGCGGCGCCATTTCGGGGGGCGACTGGGAGGGCTGGCCGGTCTGCTGCGCCCGCATGGCCGCCTGCTGCGCGGCCATCTGCATCTGCTGCATCTGCATTTGCATTTGCACCTGCTGTTTCTCGGCCATTGTGGGAAGCTTGATGCCGCTGACCAGCATCAGCGTTTCCGGCTGGAACTGGTCGCAGATGATTTCGCCGGCAAGGCGGATGATATCGCGGGCAAAGCGCGCCAGCTCCGCCTGGCGGTCGCGGATGCGGATCGAGCCCCACTGGCTCTTGATCCGCTGCGCCGTCGCCGTCTCCGAGGCCTGGGTGTCGCCGCGCACGATGTCGGAGATGCCGGTGATCTGGTAGACATCCTCGATCAGCTGCTTGCGCGCCGCCATGCAGGCAACGATCACCTTCTGCACCTCGTCGATCGGCAGCGTCACGATCGCCTTCGAGCCGCCCTTGTCGGTGAAGGCAGCCCATTCCGGGATCGGCACCATGACCATGTCGTTTTCAGGCCGCATCGCCTTTTCGATCGCCGGCGAGATCGCGCCGTCGCCGGAGGGATAGAAGATCTTCAGCCGCAGCTGATCGGTCAGCTTGTTGATGCGCCTGGTCAAGAGATCGATCTCGTCGCACTGCTGCTGATAATAGACATAGTCGGGAACCGGGATCAGCGAGCTCGTCGACATCGTGCCATAGGCCGGGCGCGGGCACGGCCAGAAATGGGTGAGATCGAGCGGCGGTTCCGAGACTTCAAGCGCCACGGCCGCGCCGTCGGCGATCCAGACGGTATAATTTTCGCTCTTGCACCAGATCTCCCAGATATGGGTCTTGCCCTCGTTCTCGGCGCGCTCGGCCTGGCTTTCGCCCTTTTTGCCGGCAGCACCGTCTGCCGCCCGCGATGTCATCGCGTCCCGCCCGAAGCGCTTCTCCGTCTCCTCGTCGGTCATCGGCACGCGCCGCGCCACCCAGGTAACATCCTTCCACCGCCGCGCCGGCGAATGCAGGAAATCCGACCAGTGGACATAATCGATGCAGACCCGCTCGTCGGCGATCACCTCGGGCAGAGCGCCGCCATTCTCACCCATGTCGCCGGGCAAACCGCCAAGCAGACCCTCGGGCAAGCCGCCATTCGCCGGCGGAGAAGGCTCGACACCCATGTCGAGCGGCTCGAAATCGGCCTCGTAGCGCAGCCACACCGTGCCGCGGGCGCAGAGCAGGAAATCGTCACGCACCGCCCGCATGATGGAATCGAGATCGGCTTCGTCACCGGTATAGGCAAGATTGCGTTCGACCAGTTCGGAGGCGATGCGCGCCACCGGCTGCGCATCCTTGAAGCGGCGCTCGACCACCGGCTGCGGCACGCGGGCATAGACGGCCGGCTGCAGCACCGAGGTATTGGCCCAAAGCATCGGAAACCGGCGCTTGGCCGCGCTCGTCTGATCCGACTGCTGGTCGAGATAGATCTTCTCGATCTTGACGCAGCGGTCATGCCAGGATTTGAAATAGCGCTGGGCGCGCTCGAGCTCCTGCTGCCAATGGGCGCCGACCTTGGCCGGATCCCATTGCTGCCCGCCCTCCGAAGCCGTTATCTCGTCTTCCATCAAACACGCTCGCTCTGTCTCGGGGTGGAATCGGCAAATTCGTCGAAAGTCATCGTCTGGAAGGTCGCCAGTGCCTTCGGCTCGGGCTTCAGCGGTTCGGGCGCCAGTCCGGTGAAGATGATCGCCAGCCCGCCGAAAGCGTCGGCGCCGTGCGAGGCCCAGTTGTGCAGCGGCTCGTCGCGGAAGACACCGAGATCCTCGTCCCAGTCCTTGCGGTAATTCCTCAGGCACTTGATGCCCTGTGCGCACCCAGCCTGGTCGAATTCGACTTTCGCCAGGATGCGCCGCGTGCCGTTGATGCGGTCGTGGACATAGGCGCGCTCGACCTTGCGGACCGTGCCGAGACCGCGCGCCCTGACCTCTTTCAGCATGATTTCGATGCGGGTCATGCCGCCGCGCGTCCATTCCCGGACCTTGATGTCATGCGGCATGTTGTGGACGCCGTAGACATAGCCGTTGTCGCGCGCGCGCCGCGCCAGCTCGTCGAGCATGCCGTCCATTCCGGTGCCGGTATGCTCGAAATAGCCGATCATCCTGACCCGGCCGGGCAGCACCTGGAACAGCCAGACGCTGTTGGTGTCGTCCATGCCGATATCGGAAATGGTGTAAACGGGATAACCATCGACATGCGGGAAAACCCCGATGCGCTCTTCGGCGTCGACCACTGCCATCTGATCGGCATAATAGGCGCCCTCGACGCTCGCCTCGAAGGCTTCGGCCGGTGTCGAGGGATATTCGCGCTTCATATCGCCGAGCTGGGTTTCGGCCTTCTTGACGTACCAGGCCTTCTGCCCGTCGGTCAGCGTGATGCCCTGGTCGGCGAGGTTGCGGAAATATTTGGCGAAAGCATCGGTGATGATCACGCCTTCGGGCGCGATCTGATATTGCGGCTCCTTCCACCACGGGAAGAAATGAAACTTGAAGTCCAGTTCGGTCAGCTTCGCCGCCTGGCGCTGCTTGACCTGGCCATCCTCGCAGAGCGAATAAAAGTGCCCTTCCTGGCCCTCCGCCGTGCTTTCGACGAAGACCAGCTGGCCGGCCTGCACCGTGTTCAAGGCGCCGGTGCGCACTTCCCGCGCCTTCTCGGGATATTTGGCGCAAAGCTTTCCATATTCGGAAATATGCAGATATTGCAGCGTTCCAGAGCGCAGCGAGGTGCCAACGCGGATGCTCGAATTGTTGGCGAGCAGCAGCTCGGTCTGGTTGGTCCTGACGACCGGCACGGCGTTGCGGATGCCGTCGGGCAGATTGTCATAGGGATATTTGATCTTGTCCCGGAAGATCGTCTGCACGTCACCGAGCGTATGGGCGATGGTGCCGGCCCTGATATCCCGGTTGAAGACGCAGGCATCGAGCATGAAGATCTGGATGAAGGTGGTGAGGCCGAGCTGGCGGGCCTTCAGCAGCACATTCAGATAATGCATCTGCTCGAAGAAGGTCATCTGTGTCCAGTTCATCTCGAACCTGACGCGTTTGCCGGCCTTGTCGGTGATCCAGTAGAGATTGTTCAGCCGCCAGCGCCAGTCGGAAAACTGGTCAACCGCCGTTTGGAAGTCCGCGGGTTTTGCCATTGATATCTTCCAGCAATTGCGAGACTTCGCCGGTGACGCCCTGTTCGGGCTCGACCTTGGCGCCGTATTTCTTCGGCTTCAGCTTCTCGGCGACCCATTGCCGGGTGGCGATGCGCAGCTGCGACCGCCGGATCGCTTCGCCATTCTCCTGCCAGCCGGTGGTTTCGCCGGCGGCGTTCTTCTTTTCGATCCAGTCATTGCTGCGGTCGTCGGCGATCTCGACCAGCTCGTCGACGAAGCCGTCGGCCAGGATCTCGCGCGCCAGCGCATAACGCGCCCGAAACGCCGCCTTGCCGTCGTCGGCGAGCCAGGAGAGCACCGTCGATTTCGCCGGCATATCCTCATCCCGGCAGATCGACCGCAGGCTTTCCCGGTCGGCGATGCGCTCGCAGATCTTCTCCGCCAGCGCCTGGGTGAACTTGGTCGGTCTGCCCATAGGGTGGAAAGGCTCAGAACAGCGCGACGATGTTGGAGGCCGTGGTCCCGGTCAGCGCCACGATCGCCGCATGCACCGGCAGGATGGTGCCGGCCGGAACGCTCTTGAAGACGACCGGATCCACGTCGCGGCGCGGCGCAATGGCGACATCGCCCGCCGTGCCGATATAAAGCGCACGCGCCCCGACAATGGCACTGTCATTCGGCGTCACCACCGCGGCCCGCGAGGCCGGAGCAATCGAAGGGTCCATTGCAGTTCTCCTTGTCGGAAACACGCGCTGCCCGGCTCGGTCCTGTAAGGATCGAACATGGAAGACGGAGCGGAAAGGGATGGGATCAAAGACGATCCGGGAGTCCGGTGAAGCGACGCATGCAATCGGAAGGCGGCGCCGACCTCGACCGTCGACATCACCTTCTGGATTCAAATTTCGCAGCTTGGATTTACGGTAGTCCTAACTGATCTGCCGGGGGGTGATCAAGCGCTGATTTTGGCTCTCGCGCCAGTTCAGCGGCGGATTTAGCAGAACCCCTTGCTCCGTCAT